TTCGAATCCATGTACTCTTTCCTGATCCGCTCGGTCCCGACACGAGCCACGCCAACTTCATTAGATTGAATTCTTCGAATTGGCTTAAGCCTTCCAGAAGATTTTCAGAGGCAATTTTTACGCACTAGGTACAAACTCTTAGTAAGAAGTTGTATCTAGTATGTTTTGAATTATGGTATAGTAGTTAATTAATATGTTACTTTAGATATTTGATATATACTAGTATTACTAGTTGCTATAAATTTATATATCGCTCTCAAACCGTTTGTAAATCCATTACCAGTAATCGGCTGTACAATAAACTTACTATAAAATGCAAGATTTAATGCTGTACCATTATTATTGGTTACAATTACATTAAATTCTTGACCGACTTGCACCGGTGCACAATCAATTGATAAAGTGCCATTCGCATCCATTGTACCATTAGGTACATTCAGAAGAAATGTATTTCCTAAGACTGAATTTATAGTTAAAGTAGCAGCACTTCCAGAACCTCCAGGTACCGATAATGTAGGAGCTACACCAGATGCTACAAATCCATCTATTACAACATTTCCATGTGTATATACTCCAGGACCCTGGTCTGATTCATTGCTAGAAGGGTCTGCATTAAATACATAATTGTTATTTACATCATTTACTTGAATTTGGTAAGGTTTTCCATTGACCATAGGAACAAATAAGGCGTTATTGGGATCAATATATCCTTTTAAACCTGATGTAGCACTGTATACACCTACTAAATATGTTGTTATACCTGGATTAGCTCCGGGATATAGCTTCTTTCCATTTTCATACAAATAGTCTCCATTGGGACAATTGAGAGCAGTTGCCCCTACAACAGGACCTAATGTACCGACAGTTGTATAGGACGTATTCAACGAAGTAGTATAACTGAAAAATGCGTCATTATAGACACCATTTGTTAAATACGCCGCCTTAGGCTGTTGGGGATAGTTGCCGTGGGAGACCGTTGTAACCAAGGATGCCATGTTCTATTTATTGAATACTATTTTATCGTGCCGCTACCTGTTTAGCTGCCAATTGTGCAATACGATGAATGCTTTGTTGCAAAGGATTATTGTCAACTGCTTCCACAATATCGGGAGTCAATCGTTCTGCAGCTACATCAAGACGTAATGGAACTCTGTATTTGACTTGTCCAAGCTCAGCAGCACCGGGAGGTAAGCTCTCGAATCTATTTCCAGCATTGACTCTGTCATTAATATCGTCGCTGGCCAATCGTTTGGCAGTTTGACGGCCAGGATCGCCTTCAAATACAGCAATATTACCATTTCCAGCAATGGGGCGTCGTCCTCGCGCAATTTGTTCCTTGTTCGGGTTGGTGCGCATATTGTATGCAAAGTCTTCATTCATGTAGCCCCAGCCAGGGTTGTTTCCAGAACCATAATATTGTCGGTTGCTGAGTTGTGCCTTTTGGGTAGGTCGAGCAATATCGGAGGGATCGTACACTTTGAGGCGATTTGGGGCAGAGGCAGCCGAGGCAATACCGCGGTAATTCCAGTCAATTGTAGTTTCCTTTACAGTGGTACGTGCTACATCATTGGGATCCCAGACAGTCACACTGGGCGCTCCACCGTCAGGTCCAGCGGGGCCAAAATCAGTCACACCATCCTCCATTTCAGCACGTCGTGTGGGTCGTGCATCATCCAAATAGTGAACAGAGACTTGACCAGATTCTGCTGGAACTGTATTGAGAGCCATGGTACGTTCACTGGTTGCCGTACGTTCATTGGGTCGATTTTCAAAGCTCGAACGACCATAATCTGCTTCAGGAGAGTCGATATTGTTTGTGTAATAGCTTGTGGAATCATTGTTACGAAATCCAGCACCGCCATAGGATTGTGTCATAGGGGTACGATAGGATCCGGTAACGTAACTTTGGTAGGTATCTTGGCCAGCCGCAGGACCAAATGCTTCTGTCGATGTTTCAGTACGAGTTGTTTCTGGCAAGACTTGAATACTACGAACTGCCTCTTTGATTAACCCGACGGGCGCAGCGGCACCAGCACGAGAATTGGTTTCATCAATGAAGAACCGATCAGGTCTATATTTGCGTACTTCACCAGGATTGTCCATCGGATTTGCAATAAAGTGTTGACCAGGTACTACGGGTTGTTCGTAGGATAATTTAGGATTTGTAGCTACACGTAAATCATCTGTTGTCTTGGGTCTCATAATTTCATTAACTTCCAGTTGTTGAAATCCACCCTTTCCAGTCATGGCATATCCGTCATTCACACCTGGGCCGACGTGAGTTGGTTCGAATGGACGTTCTCCAGCACGATTGCGAGGTGTATTAATACGACTTTCGATGAAATCAGTACTGCTCTCAAGGCCAAATGGATTTCCGAATGGTCGTTGGTAGTCAAACATAGTTTCCACCTCTTTCTTCGCAATTTGGGTGTATCCAGCACCAGTAAAGGAATCTAGAATGGAATTATTTGCCGATGCCTTCATATTTTGTTTTACACGACCTCCAAAATAAGGAACCATGTTATTGTGAGTAAAATTCGAGGATTGGATTGTTTTTCCAGAAAGGCTGCTTACAACATTTCCAGCCATATAATTGGGATTTGCTTCGACACCTGGAGGGTTCATTTGGACTTGTGCGGTCGAATCTTCGAGAGTCATTGGTTGAGGTCCGCCAAGTGTAGGAGGTGCAAGAGGGGGCTGTTGTGTGCCATATCCAACGGGCATTCCATAGGGTCCGGGGCTTGGTTCAGAAGGATAGGTTTGTCCGTTGGGAGTTTGATAGAGTAAATCAAGTTCCGGTGAAGGACCCACTGCAGATGCTCCTTGGGGTGTCATGGCTAAAGCAGAAGTGGGGGGAGATTTGAGGGCAACTGTCTGGCTTCCAGGTTTAAAATACATTGGATTCGGATCTTGTGCTTGAGTATTTGTATCATTAAATGGTTCTACTTGTCTGGACTGGGTTGTTGTAGTAGTTCTTCTTCCATTTCCAGCAAGTCGGGATATGATATATCCAAGACCTATGAGACCTCCTAGAGCAGCAGCTTCCATATTCTAACAGTGGCAACCTTATTCGAGCGTAAAAAAATTGGCGATGTACTTTTTCTAGGAATAGTGTAAAGACATGCCTCGCCGACAACAACCATCCGGAAAAAAAGGAATGCTGCAACCAATACAACAAAGTACACTCGTACCTTCTGCTGCAAGTAGTCAACGACCTTCCTTTGGACAAACTGTAAAGGAAGGGTTTGCATTTGGAGTAGGAAGTTCTATAGCAAATTCTCTAGTACGATCGTTTATTGGCTCGCCTTCATCTAGTACACAACAACAATCACAGCCTACAGATCCTGCTGTACAATCAGTACGATCTATAGGGGCATCTTCGACACAAGATATGTCAGGGCAAATTGAGTATTTACAGTGTATGAGAGAAGGAGGAACAGAAGAAGTTTGTAAACAGTATATGAATTAAGAGGCAGGTTCTAACACATCATATTGCTTCTTCAAAGCATTTAATAGTGCCGTAATTTCTTCTAAATGAGCCTTATCAAATTCAATTTGAACTTTGTCAGACTCATTCCTAACACAGCCAGGAACAACCTCTTGGTCAATCGTTTCTTGAACATAATGCTCTTGTGTTGTTTGTTGGTTTGTAACTGTTTCTACTGTCGTAGCTACTGCTGTTTCAGTATCTTCCGCATCTTCAATTATATGACAGTCTACATCTTCTGGAATAACGTCATCTGGGTAATGCATGGAGATTGTTGTAGATGGTTCGATTGGAATAGTTTGGGTAGTTGGTTCTGTGTAGATTGACTGATCCATTTTTTTCACATATTTAACAACTTGTGGTGGCTGCTTTTTTACAGAGGAGACAATAGAAGATGGTTTTAGAACAATATTGCTCTGGGGTACAGGTTGTGATGGTGGTGGAATATATGTAGTACGCTGTGTTAGTTTCTTTATACCAATTACAGGAACTGGTGGTGGAGTTTTGATTGTAGTCTGATTTTCAGAAGATTCGTCTTCTACTGTAACAACTGTTGTAACAGCCTCTTGTGTAGCAACCTCTTGTGTAGCAACCTCTTGTGTAGCAACCTCTTGTGTAACAGCCTCTTGTGTAGCAGGTGCTTCTAAGACTTCTTTTATTTCCTTCAATGCTTCCTTTGGATTTTTAATAAGTTCTATAAGTTTCGAAGGATTTTTAATCAGTGTAGCTGAAAATGTTTTTAGAGCTGTTACTTTTGAATTTAGAAATCCTCTGAATCCAGATGTAGAGGGTGTACTAGGGTTCTCAACATCGTTGGAATCTTTTTTGGGTTTGCCACCGCCAAATAAATTAAATAGTCCTGTATATTTGGCAATAAGTAATAAAAATGCAGCAGCCCCAACACTGAGACCTGTTGCTCCTAAGATAGTCCCTTTTGGATCGGTCATAAGACCTTCGGCAAATGCGATAAGTGTTGTTTCATTAAAGACCAATTTTGATGATGTTGGGGTTGGCATCATCATCGGGAAAAAGGAAGGTGTTGCTGAGAAAGACATACTACCTGTAAAGTCATATAAAAATATAGTTTGTTGTGTTTTATTTGACGACGGTGTTATAAGTGCCGAGTCGGTTGTGAGTGTGGATGCTGATACACTAGATGAAGAACTTGCAGATAGACTTGATGAAATACTTAACGGAACAGATGGAAATGCTGAATATGTTGATCCAGGAAGATGGGAACGAGTTTTACGATAGGATCGTAGTGAATGTACAGAAGGTCCTGGAGCTGCTGTGGCCGTAGAACCATCAGAACTATAGGCAGATTGTGTGTTTAGTACACTATTTGAATTTGCTAAGGAACCTGTAGATTGTATGCTAAACGTTGCTAATCCAGATAGTGAATTACTTGCTGAGGAACTTTGGGAAACAAGTGATGTAGTTGATATTAGATTAGTGTAGGATGGATCTGAAGATTGTGTAGATCCAGGAATATGCGATCGTGTTCTTCGACTTGATCGTAACGAATTTCCAGAAGGTGCTGAATTAACCGTTTGTACTGGGTTTGCGGTCTGTACTGATGCTGACGCTGACGATGTAGAGGATGCAGTTTGTATAGCTGAACTAGATCCAAAGGATGTTGAAGAAGATGACGCTGATGCTGTAGTAGCACTTGAAATACTGGGTGTAGAACTGTCTGTATTTTTTGAGGAAGCTGAATTTGCGTAAGGCGCTTGGGATACTAAGCCAAAATATAGGTCACTAAGAGCAAAATCATTTCCAGATACTGCCGTTTGGCTATTCACAAGTTTAATTTTGAATGAGCCAGTATATGTAGCTGTATAATCAGAATAAATAAGCATTGGTGGAGGACATCCATTTGAAATAAGAGTTCCTTGAGTTCCTAGAAGTTTCCAAGTGCCTCCACCTTCTGAAATGTAAAAATTAAGAATAGGCCCAGGAGATCCAGCTCCAGCACGTGTCAATGTTTGAATCCAAGCTTGGAATCGATATGTATTTCCAGAACTAATAGATCCAAGACCATCTGCTTGCCATGCAATATCTGTAGGATTACTGGCACC